CCAAAAGTCTTGAGGCTCAGTTTCAATTGTAAACGGTATTGTTCTGTCAACCACAATATTGTTACTGTTGTGATCTACCACTTCATAAACGCCTTGTCCATTGGGATCGAAGCCATCTGCGCTAAAACTTGTTGCGGTAAGTAAAATTCTTGAACCCACAGGAAAAGAACTAGCTAAATTTTGCTGAGAGCCACCAACTTTGTATTCTAATTCTTTATACGCTCCTCCATTTACCCGAACTATAAATCCTGTTGCAGATCCTTCATTATTATCATCTCCTGTTATTGAACTTGTTTGTGACACTTCAACTGCATCTCTTACATTATCCGTCTCAAAATAACCAAGTCCATAGCCTGGTTCTACTTCAGTTATATTTGTATTGGAATAGCCTGAAATCTTGTTATTGGTTGCATCAGTGTTACTGTATGAAGGCGTAAGAGAACCTTGAAGGTTTACTGTTAAATTAGACACTGTCTGCTGTTCATTGTCTTGAATGTCTGCAGGGTCTTTAAGAGTATTTAAACCTCCACTAAAATCTTTAATCTGATAGATTTGTTTAGGCACTTATTATTTTACCTCCGTAGCTAGTTACCCCATCTACAATATCCAAAACCACAAGATTAAAATTTCCGTTTTCGTATATATCAACAATACCAACATTATGAGTCCAATTCGTAGGTCTACCTTTTAAATATTCTTTATTCATATCAGCTAAACATCCCATTGAATATGCCATGTGGGGGCCTGAGATGTGCGTGATGACTGCTTTTTGGGAGTCGTGGGTATGCCCATAGATGATGTTGCATCCCATTTGTAAGGCGTGAGTTCTTGCATGGGCAATTCCCAAGAAGTGTCCTCCATGATAAGCGTATAACTTGCTCCCGAAAACTTTAAAGACTTCACCATAGTCAAACCATTCGTATCCACGTTCATCAAATCTAAAGGCCTTTCGGGAATGGTAATGTTCAAGGTATGGGTTTTCTTCAACGAAGTGGTCAAACCATTTTTCGTGGTTTCCTTGTGCAAATTGTCTTTTTTTACAATTGACTTGGTCGAGAACTTTATCAATTCTGTCAATCCCTTTATTCCCTTCTTTGATTTCTTTATCAATAAATGGAAGTTGGTATTCAATAGGAGGACGTTTCTTTTTACGCCACTGCCAATGCGATACAGAAGCTCCATCAACAGTATCTCCAAGAAGTAAAAACGCTGACGGTTTTATTTTTTTGATTACATTCAATGCACATCGTAATGCCTTTTCATCATGGTTAGGAAAATGTATGTCTGGAAAGACAACAACGGTATCTTTTATTTTCATTTATCATCCGTATTTTTTAACGATTTCAATAAACTTTTCTACTGTACCTTTCCCCTTTGAACTGTTGTAATAGGTTTTCCATTGAGAAGCTTGTTCCTCTATGGTTTTAGGAAGTGCTTTTGGCACTCTCCTATAATGCAACCTACACATAATAATCTGCGCTGATATATTGGTCGTTAATATTTCTTCCCAATCTTTTTCTTTAGGTTCTAAGAAATAGTACCATTCCAACTTGCATGCAGAAGCCACCTTTTTCATTAATGACTCTCTGTATTTAAGATAGTTTTTACATATATCAACTGCGACCCAAGGTTCACATTGCCACATGCCCCTGGCTGGCCCTTTTATTTGTTTTAAGTATTCATATCTACTTTCAACTAATCCTGTATTATAAATAAAATGTTCTGCTTCAAGACTGTGCAGATCTATATCTTTTAAAGTAGTTTCAATTACTTCTTTTATTTGTTTGCTATTTAACAAATCGCTTTCCCCTGTTAAGCTTAGTAGCAATAACCATCTTACCATCTACGCCTTTTTCTTTTTACGTTTAGGCATAGTCTTTTTACGTTTTACTGCTGTTTTTTTTACTTTCTTAGGTCTTCCTTTTTGACTTCCATAAGTACCTTTTCCGTAGGGCATAGCAATCTCCTTATTTTTTAATTTTCTTTATTTTGCCATTATGCGTTCTAGCAAATTTGTGCGTTTTGGTCTCTCTAATTAATGTACCAGAGTAACGCTTTCCTCCCCACATCCAACTTACTTTTTTAGCCATTTTACCATTTCACCTTATGACTCCAATACCGAGCTGATAATTTGCTTGGCTTAGAATCCTGTGCATTATGTCTCGCATAATACGATTTACGTCTTGCTTTATCTTTAGCAGACTTAGGGTTTTTACCAGCACCTTTAACTCCTTGTTGGCCAAAGCGTATTAATTTGGTTGTACTGCCAACTTTTGCAACTACTACGTGAGACTTTTTAGGATGACTTGGAGTTCGTTTTGGTTTGTTATAACCACTAACGCCTGCTCTTTTAAGTTTGGAATCTTTTGCTTTAGCCATTAAGACACCTCACTTTTAACCATTCGAACAACTCCTGCCATTATATCAGTTATGCCATCTGCAAGTTCTTGAAAGAAAGGCTCTTCCCTTTGATCGGATACAAAAGGAATATTGATTGCTTTGTCCATCATATCAGCAAGTTTATCTTCAACTTCCTTAGATTGGATGTATGTAATTAACATATCCTCTACACCATCTGCTTGTTCACTTGCCATTTCTTTTGCTTTGGCAACTGCTTTTTCAATTAACATAGATTTTAAATCCATTTATTACTCCAACTTATTATTAAGGTTACTATTCCCATACCACCTAGCATGTAGTTACGCCAGTTTTCTAATGATCTAGTTCTGCTATTTAAAGTTTTTAACTGATCTTTAATATCTGGCAATTCTCTATTTAGTATAGTTTCAATTCTTGTTAAGCGTTCTTTAATATCATTTCGATATGCGTCTACTGGTTCATAATCCATTATCTTTTACTGCCTCCATTTAAGCGACCTGACATGTAAGATACCTTGTCACTTAGCTCATTAAGTTCTTTAGTAATGTCTTCTCTATGTCTTAAAGATGTTTCATCGGACTTGTTCCACCTGTCTAACATTTTTAATACAATGCTCTCCAGGTTTTCTAAAGTTTCAGATTGACCTTTGTTTTCTATTTTTAACTCTTGTATAGCTTCACCTTGTTGTTCTGCACGTTTAGCATTTTGATAGACCATAAATACAAACATTGCACCTACAACGCCTATCATCCCAGCTTCTGAATATAATGCTAAAAACTCCTCCATTAATTATTGCCATTACCTATCATAAAAGATTCCAGTTGAGCGCATATTTCCATACAACCTATTACTTTCTTTTTTTCTTTTTTCGCCAACTTAGGGGATTTAGGTTTAATTCTTTTTGATACCATTGGAGTTCCTTTTCCATTTGCTCATATCGAATACGTTCTTCAGAGATATGTTTTGAAACAAGTTCGGATATTTGATCATTAGCTTCAGCCATGCGTTGTTCCAATACTGTGATGCGGTTTTCGACACGCCAAGCTGCGTAAACAAGTCCACCAACAAGTACCAAAAGCTGACCCAACCACTTAATATTAATAGAGAGGGCGAGATTGTCATCAATGACATCGCCTCGTATACTTCTAGCGGTTTTAGGCTTTCCATCTACAGACCCATTAGCCATCTAATTACCATCATAAATGCCCATACAAATCCAAATACTCCAAACCAAAAATGTATCTCTTTATCTTCGTACACGCTTCACCATTTCATAGCGATTGTGAAAATAACACCACAATTCACCATCGTATACTTTTACATACCAATGCACAGAACTATCAGAGTCTACTATTTCATTAAAGATTGTTGAGTTGTGTTTTGTCGTATCAGGGTCTATAGAATATCCAGCTATATAAGAACCATTACACCCTATGCTAAACAAAAGCACACATAGCATAAAGATTGAAAATAAATAAATGCCTATACTCATTTGCAATTGCTTAACTAAAGTTCTGTCTTTTTTCATTACTCAGAATACTTCGCCTTTGCTTTAGTTAGTAAACTAGACTTTGCTTCTGACTCTGTGTAAGAAACTCCATTGTTGCTTAAATATTTTTGAAGCTGAACTGCTGTCCAACTATTTGCTGGTTCACCACTTGGATGCCCATTTGAATGAACAAAGTATGCTTCTTTTTCTGCATCACCCCATAACGCTTCAGCAATCTTCTTTACTTTTGCATCTTCTGATGTAAGTATAGAATTTGGGTTTACTACATGACGATGATAACTTGTGCTACCAATTTGACTGCCACCATCCATTACTTTTGTTGCAGTTCTTACTTGTATTGAGTAATCACCTTTTACTTCTATCTGGTCTACTTCGACCACTTTTTCTAATGCCATTTAAGACTCCTTTTAATTATCCAATTAAACTTTATATGTGCCACTAAAATAAATTATATTATTATTTGTACCTGTACCTACATCTGCTACGACTACTATTCCATAATCAGCATTATGGTCTTGATAATAAAGACCAAATTGATTTGTGCTGGCATCAGCTACTGCTCTTGTTGGATTT